CTGTTAATCCAGCGCGTATGCCATAGGCTACTGGACCCAAAGTGGATAATTAGTGCAATTCCGTGTGGCTATCGAACGTACACATTTGTGTGCAAGTAGTTAATACTAGGGTAAAGCGGGAATGTGGCTTCGGCCAAACTGAGTCGGTGTCGACAGTAATATTACACCGCAGTGGAGTCTGACTCTCCCCATTGCAAGTCGTGGTTATGACAAGGCTCTTTTCTAAAAATCCTTATCATGGTCACAACTTACAATATTCCGAACAACAGCGTCCTGGAGTACGAGTCCACCCAAACTCGTACATCCTCCAAGCCATGGTGGAAACGAACAGTAGCTGAAAATCGCGTGGTGTTATCGAACGCGCGTCACCAGGTGTGGTTGATCCTCACTTGCGCTAAACATTGTCCTGATGGTGGGGAGGAGGTTTCTCACATCATTGATCAAGTTGTTGAGTGCGATGTGGAGGACCTGGCGAAAGAGATTGAGCTTGCTAATAGCGAAATGGCGCTAATGCGGCAACCCGTCTACTCCAGTGATCAGATCGCTGAGAGCTTGATGGAAACGGACGTGTCTGCGCGTGAATCTGCGGGCATGTTTAGGGAGGATTTCGATATTCGGGTCGTGTCCTCGGTTGTGCCTCTTGTACGTTCCACAGAGTTGGTGGCGTACTTGAGATATGTTGATGAGCGGATCTCTGAACAGGCGAGCATGGAGAGTCTAGGCCTCACACCTGATGTACTCAGGGAGTGGGGAAGATCTCGTGATGCCAATTATGAGGCCGACAATGATGTGTCGATTGTCGAGTTGGAAGAGGAGGAGCGGCTGTACCGCGAGCGCCGCGCCACCACCTACCAGTTGACAACGCTTCCAGATGGTTCCATGGCCATCATGAATGCACCATACACGGAACCGCTTCCCCTGCTTGGTAGGCCGGGTGAGTTGGAGTTCTTGCCGTCTTGGACGAGGGAAGAACATTCCGCGAAGTATGCCGATGTGAGCAATCGGAATGTGGCGAGGAGAGTCATCTTTGCCACTGTTGTGTCGGCGCTTGTGCAAGATGCGCGGGCGCGCTGGGGTCTGCTTGTGGACACGCAGGCCAACAGATTAATGGTGGGGCACCACATGCGCAAGCAATGTCGCAATAACGACATGCGTGTGAGTGCTGTCGACGTGAACGTGGCGTTTGCCCTCAATTCGTTTTTCGTGCCTCAAGCTCATGATGTCTTGGCAAGATATCAGGGAGAGAGCAAGGCAGCAAACGAGAGATGGAGGGTATATGATACCGTCGGCATGTCAGTCTTCAGCGGGCTTTGGTTCCGCAGTAGACGGGCATCTGCCCCAGTTGTCTGAGGCTGCCTAGTGCGCGTACGGGGAGAGTGTAGTGTTTCATCACTCACACATCCCAATCTGATCGTACGCCGCACTGGGGAGTTTGTGCCCCCAAGGAAGTGGTTCCAATTAACTGGACTTGGCCAGCGCCACACCCTTGGAGTGCATAATCCGACAATTGATGTCCTTGCGCGAGCCCTGTTGGAGCGCGCTTTTATGTGTGAAGTTGAGTCTAATGTATTTGTGCCTCCACTTGGTAGTTCTACTGCCGAGTGGAGAGAGATGGATGTTTTTGTAAAGAAGTTAGATCGATGTAATGGCCGTCATTGGCATCCTGTCACAGCTGAGCAGTTTGTTGACATGTACCATGGGCCAAAACGCACTATTTATGAG